GTGGTGGGGGTGGCATAGAAATCCCACCCATGAGGCTAGAGATGTCGAGTCCAGGACCCTGCATCTCGTATTGCCCCGTACCACCCACTGGTGCATCCACCGCTGGACCACCAGTATTACGTGTTGTATTCTGAACCGCCGCCATCATGTTCTTCACCAGGTCTGGGTTCTGCTTCATGACATCATTCATGTTAGGCATCACAGACTTGAACATACTGTTGGTCAGGTGGAACATCATCGCAGAACCACCAAGCATCATAATCAATTTGACTTCTGGTGCTACACTGACCTTTGAGCGATATTTCACATAAAGTTCCTCAAATACGCCATCATAGTCATCAACATTCTCCATCACAGACTCAGACCAACCCTCAAGTTGAACCTCGAATGGATTGTAGCGCTTATTCAAAAACTCAAGACCGGTCACACAGGCAACCAACATACGACGAGAGAAACGAACCGACTGTTCAACATCAATACTGTATGTAATCCTCTTCACCTCCGACCTTAGTTCATCAACACCCGAGTATGCATTCAGGCGCTTGTTGACCGCGAAACCCTTCTTTTCTAAACGTCCAAGTTTATTGACAAGGTCCGCCTTTTCCTCGTCAATTGATGTATACCCCTTGGAAGGTTGTTCCCCTTCACCACCTGGACCAGGTCCCATTGGTTCATCATCCTCAAACATCATTGGTTCATCCTCCCCATAATCAATTTCCTCATCCTGTTGAGGCTGAGCTGGAGCGCTCTGTTTATTGGGATTTACAAAAGCATCCATAGCCTCCTGAGCTTGAGAAGATTGGGTATGTCTCTGCATTGGCCTTGTGGGCCGAGGAACCGGGTTTGAACGAGGTGCAGAAATTTGAATTTCATCCATAAGAGCCTGTTCGTCAGCGTCTAATTTCATAACATTTGTTTGACCCCTGTCAAGTACGATTTCTTCGTCCATCTACTGTCTATGTAGAAACTAAGAAAATCTCTTTAACGCACTTTAAAAAAATCTAAGTCTATTATAAATGTTCAAACTTAACTTCAATCGTAGTGATCGAAATGCTCTCATGGCTATCGCCACATTGATGACCCTCATCTTTGTCCTGTCGATGATGACCGTGAAAACCGCCAAGTATCAGCCCAGGCCAATTACTATTGCACCTGTTAGTGAAGAATCTATCTTCGAGCTCGAACCTGATGTGGAATGTGTTGCCGGTGGAGGTAAAAAGGACAGCCCTTACTCGGTTGGTCTCACCCCAGGTGGTCTTTGTGGTGCCCAGGAGCTCGTGAGTGCTCATGCTGGATATGAGATTGCGGATGGAATTGGTGGATCTTTAATCTAATCTAATAATAAATGGCTTTGATCACTTCACCAACGGAGATGATTCCAGACCTAAATTATGAATATCACACAATTACAGTTGATACTCTCAATCAGGCTAGTTCTAACAGTTTCACATGTTTTTTGAGTCAACCTCTGAAAAATGTTGTACAGGCTAGATTGCTAGCTGCGAGAATTCGTACAAAGACGGCTACTGAACATTGTTATATTTCTATAGATGAGTTGAATTCTGTATTTAACGATCGTGCCACCAACGTGTACGAGGGTCAGGCATCACTAGGTATGCTTCGAAACTCTTTTGCCAGTATTGCCCATGCAAATACCGTCGCCAGTGGTGCACAGACAATCTCGTTTAAAGATGAATACCCAATTGCGACCCAATATGTAAACCCTATTCGTAGTATTGACCGTCTCACTGTCAATATTCGTAATCAAAGTGGCGTCCCCATCGTTCCCGCTTTGCAGACGGATAGAAATAATTATTTCATTCTTCGTTTTGTCTGTAGAAAACCCAACCTGTAATTTTTCTCCCCTTAAATTAGTATTACCATGTCCGCAGGTGTTGTTCAATTGATTGCCGTAGGTGCCCAGGATAAATATATCATGGGCAACCCCGAAATATCTTTCTTCAGTTCAACATTCAAAAGGCATGCTAATTTTTCACAGTCCATTGAAAAACAAACCATCCATGGAGCGGTGAAAAACAATTCTATGTCCAGTATTCAGTTCGAGAGATCGGGTGATCTTCTCAGTTATGTGTATTTTACACTTGATGATACCAACCAGGCCCTCGATATTCAACGATGGGACACCATTATCGACAAAGTAGAACTTCTTATAGGTGGTTCCGTTATTGACACCCAAGATGCAATCTTCACAGAGAAGATTGCTATCGATACATTTGCTCAAAATGTATCAAAGAGTTCTAATGGTACACACCCAGGTATAAGTGCTCGTTCTTTCTTTTATCCCCTTCGTTTCTTCTTTTGTGAAGGACCGCAGTGTGCTATACCCCTTGTAGCCCTAAACTATCACAATGTCGAACTTAGGATCCATTGGGCTACAGCAGCTACAAACTATAACGTAGAGTGTTACGCAAATTACTTCTATTTGGACAACGAAGAACGTGGACAGGTTGCATCTAGGAAACATGATCTTCTCATCACACAGGTTCAGAAAAATGTTCCCTCGAATGCGCTTGTTCAAGAACTCACCTTCAACCACCCTGTTAAATATCTTGCTTCATCCGATACAACGACAGATGGTGCACTCACATCCCCAACGAATAAGATTAAGTTAAACATTAACGGTCTCGATGTAGGTAACTATAGATGGGGTAGACCACATTTTATAGACGTCACGAGTTATTATCACACAAACTTCGTAACTTCCCCTGATTTCTTTCTCTATTGCTTCTGCCTCTCAACAAGTTCTCTCCAACCCACAGGAACACTCAACTTCAGTCGCCTCGCTTCGGCTACTATCATGAGTGAGTCTATGAATATCAATGACCCAATTTACGCAGTAAACTATAACATACTTCGTATCGAAAATGGGATGGCTGGTCTACTTTATGCAAATTAAAATACAACACTATACTAAATGGTCAAGACCTTGCCGACCATTGAAAGGTCAACTAAAATTAGGTTTGGTAAACATGTTCAAGAAGACCAGGGTGAAAATACGATCGTTTTTAATGCAAGTAATACCGTGATTGATGCAACTCTAGATGGTTCTCTTTACATATCACCAGTTCGTTTTAGACCTGACTATGAAGGTAAAGCTGAAATTGTATTGATGATGTATAACAAAAATACAAAAGAGCTAACGCAATCTGGTGAATCAGCAGAAGATGTCATTGGTAATCAAGGTCTTCAAGCTGTAACAAACCAAGGGAATGTCACTTCGAATTCTATGATTTTTTTTAATAATACAGCTGCATTTGTCACCAGTGGTAATGTAGGTATAGCGAATTCTCTAGCTTCTCACACCCTTAGCATCGGTTCGAATCTTTACGTTGATGATAAAGGTGTTAATGTATTAGTCGTTTCTGGTGGAGTTGGTATTACAGACACAACAACTTCAACCTCGGCTACAACGGGTGCGCTTAAGGTTGCCGGTGGTATCAGTACCGAAGAAAACTTAAATGTTGGAGCCGTCGTCAAGGTGTTGTCTTCGACTGATTCTACTTCTAAAACCACGGGTGCCTTAATTGTCACTGGTGGTGTGGGTATTTCTAGAAATATTCATGGTAAAAATGTGTTTGTTGAAGATGTTGTATCCAATAGTGTGGTAGTTCTAGATACAACCACTTCGACATCTGCAACAACAGGTGCTCTAAAGGTTGTGGGTGGTATCAGTACTCAAGAAAACCTGAATGTTGGTGGTACTACTACTTCAACCTCGGCTACTACGGGTGCCCTCCAAGTTGCGGGTGGTATCAGTACTCAAGAAAACCTGAATGTTGGAGCTGTTGCTAAGGTGTTATCCACTACAGATGCCTCATCTAAAACCACTGGTGCTCTCATAGTTGCTGGTGGTGTGGGTATTTCTAGAAATATTCATGCTTTAAACGCTAACTTTGAAGATGTTGAAGCTGACAGTGTGAATATTACAGATACCACACTGTCTTATAATCAAACAACCGGTGCCCTAAGGGTTGCTGGTGGTCTAGGTGTAGCTGGAAACGTTCATTGTGGTAATCTTACATTAACCGGTAATTTAGTCGTTACAGGAAACACAACGGTTATTAATGCAAATAATCTTGTAGTTCAAGATCCTATAATCGAACTTGGTAAAGGTAATGGTTCCGGTTTGGACACTGGTCTAATTATGAATAATCCCCTAACAAGTGGAAACAAGGGTAATGTCGCAATCATTTATGATTTCTCGACATCCAACCTTGAAATTGGTCATACCCTAAAAGGTGCTACTGATTCCGTTATTGTCATGAATACAGCAAACACAATCCCAGTAAATATAAACGGTACTCTAGGAGTCACGGGTTCAACCGCGTCTTCCTCTAAAACAACGGGTACGGTGACCATAGGTGGTGGTTTGGGTGTTGTGGGTGATATTCACGCCACACATGTCAACTTCGAGGATGTTGAAGCTGATAGTGTCACTATAACTGATAATACTACATCTAC